GTTCATAGCATCCTTACACTTTTCATTCAAGAACATGTTCATGTTGAATGTATTATTGTTGTTATTGGTGTTATTATTATTACTATTGGTGTTTATTGTGCTATTACTAATGCTTGATTTTTCTGCCAGTGATTTTATTATTTTCATCATCTCTCGATTATCTTTTAATAATTCCATAAACATTTCTTTGGATATCACAATATTCTCCGGTTCTTTTTCTTTTTGATTTACGGTTGTTTCACTTGATGATACATGTAATGAATCACACGTTCGTTTATGCTTTGCCAGACTCGAATGATGAATATATTTCTTACCACATTTACAAATATACGTATTGGATATTTCGGAGATTTTTTGAGCGTCATGTAGTCGAATATGCTTGTTCGTAACAATATGTCGATTAAACTCGGTTTGTTTAAAGCATGTAAAGTCACACTTTTCGCATGAAAATTTTGGCTTTAGTTTGGGTTTAATTTTTGATGTAGAAATATCTTCTGATATGACATTATTAGGTTTCTTTGTAGGAAGCGGTTCAACACTATTCAATGTCGCATTTAATAACACATAATGTTCTTGTTCTTTCTTTCTTGCTTCATAAAGGTTTTTACAGTTACCAAAATCGATTATTTCCATTCTCCAATTATCCCAGCCACCATTATTCCTGATTACCTGATATAGCTTACAATTATAGAGATGTGTGTTTTTACTATCACATGCTATCTTGTGAGCATTTTTTCTTTGAACAAAATTTGTAGTATGACCTACATATACATCACTTATATTTTCATCTTTACATGATATTTTATAAATGATTGTATTTGAATAGTCAATATCTTCCTTTGGCATAATCTTATTATATTAATAGTCTTATAATAACATACTTCATAAAATATTTTTAAATTGAACACATAACACATAACACATAACACATAACACATAACACATAAAAGTTTTTACCGTCTTACCGACCTTATGAATGTTCAATCGTCGCGCCACCCTTTTCAATCGCTACACTCTTTGATACTTTCCGTATCACCTTATTGATGTTCACATCCTTCTCTCCATCCGTTACAATTCTCGACATCTTTATGTACTTCTCATTCTCTCGGGTAGTGCTATTCAGACAGCGCGGGTTGGCTTTCCAATTTACTCATTTTCAAACGAAATATTTTTGGCTGAAAAGAGTAAATTCCGAAGGAATCCGGTTCCATGAACAAGGAAAATTCCAAAATACTCATACTATCGCAGCCTCCCATACCTGACACGCACACACCATCCACCCCATTTTGTGACGATAAACCAAGCAACAACCGCGGCAATCCCGTCGCAACATCCGCACCATCATGCTCTCATTTTTAAAACTCTTACGATATATCGTCACAAATCCGAAAATCAAAACCCGAAAATAAAATCCACCGTCTAAAATTATTTTTTTACAAAAGTCCAGCGCCTAGGAAAACCCAAAGAAAAGCATCCCCTTTTTTCGCCCATTTTTTAGAAACTAAAATTCAAAGGGCCATTTTTGGGGGATCAGATTTAGAGATAAAACCTTTGATATATATAGACCGGAGGTTTTACATTTTTCAATTCATATTTCGAAACAAAATTGAAGCTTGTGCCTGCCAAAATACTTTTTACAAGCAACTTTATACCCTGTGAATACCCTACGACGAACATGACAACGACAACGACAACCACCCCCACGGACCCGATGGCTGCTTCCTATCAGTCGCTTTGTGCGGGGATGACCTATGAACAATTTATGAAACATCACATATCCAAACCAGGCGAAGCATATACGCATACACGAATCGGCGACAAAACGCTGAATGTTCATGGCGGTGTTTATACGATTCCGCCCGCGATTCTCCCCGTATTCTGGAAGAAATATTACGCGCACGTCTTCGAAAATGGAAAGCAGGAATTCTTGACCGAAAAGCAGAATCCCGAACGAGGACTCATCGCCGTGGATTTCGATTTCAGGTATGAAACCAGTATTACCAAACGCCAACATTCAAAAGAGCACGTCTTGGACATGATTCAATCTTATATTCAAACGTTGGAAACCTTAGTGGAGATACCTGATGACGCCAAGATTCCAATCTACATCTTCGAAAAAAGCGACGTGAATGAACTGGATGATGTGACCAAGGACGGGATTCACATGATTATTGGCGCCAACGTTGAACGCCCGATTCAGCGGATGTTGCGTTCGCGCATGTTGAAAGAGCTTCCCGAAATTTGGACAGACTTACCCATTACAAATTCATGGAACGATGTTCTTGATGAAGGAATCTCGCGAGGCCACACCAACTGGCAGTTATATGGTTCGCGCAAACCTGGACATAAAGCCTATATGTTGAAGTATCATTTCGTGATGATGCGCGACCCAGATGATGACGACCATGATTGGATGTGTCGAGAAGAAGAGACGTGTAAGTTCAAAGTGAAAGAGAATTTCGCAAAACTGTCGGTTCAGACCGCCCCCGCTGGAACACCTGGCGCGATTGATACCGAACACGCCGCATTCGCTCTGCGACCCAACAACGCCGCACTCAAAGCCGAATATGATGCGATACACCGCGGCGCATCTGGTGGTCGAAATGGCGCAAATGGCGGGGCGGATGGTGGAAAACGAATCCGGCTTGTCGTCACGGGCGGCGGTGCGGGTGGCCTGTTGTCTGGCATGGGTGGCAGAGGAGGTGCCAACGGCGGCGGCGGCGGCAACGGAGGCGATGCTTTAATGGCACACAACGGCTCAATCATGATGGATAAAATCACCAATCATTCCGAACTCTCGATGGCGGTCGAAATCATGCTGAATATGCTTGAACCGAAAGAATACGAAATTCGCGAAACACATTATTATACGATGGCGCTTCCGGCGCAGTATTTCGACCCCTATGACCGATGGCTCCGCGTCGGCCTCGCACTTCACAACACGAGCGATAAGCTGTTTCTGACATGGATGCTTTTCAGCGCAAAATCCGCCAAGTTCGCATATACAGATATCATGAAACACTACGACACGTGGTGTGGTTTCCCATACAGTCCGGATGGTCTAACCCGTCGTTCTATCATGTATTGGGCGAAGAACGACTGTCTCGAAGAATACACGCGTATTCGAAATGAAACCATCGACAACTTTATCCATCAGACGATTTGTAACGAGACCACGAATGACGCATCGACGGATGTGGATCTTGCGACGGTGTTATACACGATTTTCAAAGACCGTTTCGTCTGTGTCAGCGTGAAAGACAACCAGTGGTATGAGTTCGAGAAGAATCGCTGGGTAGAATGCGACCAAGGCAACTCACTTCGTGCGCTCATTTCGAAAGATATGCACGATATTTATACGAAGAAACATCGTGAGATCATGGACATGACGTCTGGAATGGACCCTACTTGCGACCAATACACATCCGCACGCAAACGGTCGCGTCGTATCGTGGATATCTGCACGAAATTAAAGACCACGAGTTTCAAGAACAATATCATGCGTGAAGTTCGTGAGCAGTTTTATGACAAGGATTTCGAAGAGAAAATCGACACGCGTCCCGAGCTCCTGTGTTTCAAGAATGGAGTCATCGATTTCAAGACAAAGACGTTTCGTCGTGGTCAGCCCGATGACAATCTCTCGAAGACCACAAAAATCGACTACTTTCCGTTGGATACCGAACGTCATCGCACTCAGATCGATGAAATCAACGAGTTTATGGCGCAGTTATTTCCGGAAGAGGAGCTTCGAACGTATATGTGGGAGCATCTCGCATCAACGCTGATCGGGACGAACCGCGAACAAACCTTCAATATTTATATCGGCGGAGGTAGTAACGGAAAATCGAAACTCATCGAGCTGATGTCGGCATGTTTGGGAGAGTATAAAGCCGTTCTTCCGATTACGGCCGTCACTCAAAAACGCGCGATGATTGGCGGTGCTTCGCCGGAACTCGCCGTTCTCAAAGGTGTGCGTTATGCGGTTATGCAAGAACCGACGAAAGGCGACCGTATCAACGAAGGTATTCTCAAAGAAATCACCGGTGGCGATGATATGACTGCCCGCGCCCTCTTCAAAAACACGATTACGTTTGTCCCGCAGTTCAAGCTGGTTGTATGCACGAATGTCCTCTTCGATATCAAGAGCAACGACGATGGAACATGGCGTCGTATTCGCTTGTGTCCGTATAAGTCGAAATTCTGCGAAGACCCGAAAAAAGATGATCCTGAAGAGCCATATCAGTTCCTTATCGACAAGAATCTCGATGTCAAAATCAAAACGTGGGTAAATGTATTCATGGCGATGCTCGTCAAGAAGGCATTTGAAACAGACGGAAAGGTCAGGACATGTGCTGCGGTGACTGCGAGTAGCAACAAGTATCGCAATACTCAGGATTATCTCTCGGAGTTTATGCGTGATAAGATTCGCGCGGCGGATGAAGATACGTATATCAAGAAGACCGAGGCATATGAAGAGTTCAAGAAATGGTATATCGTCCAACATGGCAAGAATGTGCCGAAAGCCAACGAGTTATATGAATTCATGACGAAGAAGTTCGGAAAACTCTTGTCGAAAGGATGGCGTAAGTGTCGGATTGTCTATGATGACGATGACAACGACGACGACGGAGAACACGGTGGTGGTAGCGGCGCCTACACCGAAAACGAAGAAGACAACTGATGATGGCGCCAACACAGACGGTTAAGTCTTCACTCCGCAGATTTCCAGAATCGCACATTCTTCAATCCCAAGATTTCACCGACTCGTGTGAGTCCATTCAATATCCACAACACAACCGGTAAGATGTATTTTGGATAAAGGCCAAGTAATATCAATATCAAAATATTGCGTTTGTCGTAAGCCCCGCTTGATGAAAAGAAATCACGCAACGACATAATGACAAAAATCGCAAATACCGCGTAATAAAGAAACGAAACCAAATCCTCATAAAAAGAAAGACTATTGTATTCATCATAATCATAGAGTGCGTTCTGTTTATTCAACGCAATATTTTTCTTCTGATTTTCAAGGATGGCTTCGAGGTCTTTCGGGTCCAACACATTCGTATTTCCGCGAAACGAACTTTTCAACTGAATATTGTAAAGTATATTCAATAACCGGTCGGCTCGGTCAAATTCGTTGTTAATCGTTTTAATATATTTGTCCTTTTCTTTATTTGCGTTGTTACATCGCGTTCTGGCCTGAATCACGTCGGAACCACTACCTGGATGAGCTTGGCCGCAATCGACATAATATTCAGACCATGGAAGAATAGTTGCACCACCAGCTTTTCCCTCATTCGCGACATCTGTGGTGCGGGTTGTATCATCATATGACGGAAGCCGCACATTCACTTTCATGACGGCGGGTGTTGTTCCAGATGCGGGACTCACCACCGATTGGGCGTTGGCACCTGTATCTTGATATACAGTCCCGTTATAAAAATCAAACCCCTCGATAAGTGAGCCTTGAAATTTCTCGCGTGTGGTTGTCGTCGAGCCCGAAGGTATCGTCGCAGGATATTCATCCTCCGCCTTCTTATTCTGACGCACACGTCGATCCACCTCGATGTATTTATTCGCTTTCTCCAATAATTCCGAATCGATTTTACTACACTTTGTTCGCGCAGTTTTCCAATCGCTATGCGCCTTATTGATTTCATGCGTTTGCGCCTTTCCATTCACGAGTGCCGTATATTTCACGCTAGTTTCTCGGACATCATTATCGCATTTGCGTTCGATATTTCGCGCATGAACCCATTCCGCATGAGCCAAGCTGAGTTCATATTTATCTTTCTCAGGTCCCGAAAACCCACCCTGTGATATAATTTGCCGGACTTTTGTTAGGTTTTTCTCCGAATCTCGTATCACTTCGTCGAGAGATTTATCATTGCCGCCGCCGCCACCGCGGTTTGATAATTTCATCGCATCTCCATCCGCGCTGACAGTTGTTCTCATCGTTGATTCACCGTTTTTTGCTTGTTCTAAAAGTTCGGGTTCAATCCCTTCCGCATCATTAAAATCGATACCCATAGACTACTATATTTGTTAGATTATATTTCAGAGTAAGTCTCCGAAATATAGTCTCGCATATCGCCGCCCGTTCTCGTCTTACCCGTCTTCACGACGGTATTCCCGTGATATTGATTCCCACTTCATTTACATCCTTCGATGATTTCACCTTAACTTGCTTCGATCGAGTAGAAGAATCGCTGGGCGTTACAGCAAGACCCGTAATAACGATATTGGGAATCGCCTTTGTAGTCGCATCACTGACTCCACCTGCTGCGACAGTCAAACCAAATGAAGATGATACAGAGGGCGTTCCAGTAAATCCAGAACCAGATAATGCGGCAGATGAACCAGAAAAGAGACCCGACGGCAACGAAACCGTAATCGTGTCGCCAACAACCAAAGAATTTGTCACTTTCAACGAGAGCGTTAATGTGCCTCCTGCCGCGTTTGTCCATGCGGCAGTTCCACTCAATCCAGGCACGCTCGGAATACATTTCTTTGCTGCGTCATTCCATGAAGTTCCGACATCGCAGCATCCAGGTCCATAGCACGGCGCCATTCCCATTCCCATTTCTGAGAGATTTGCGGGGTCGCTATTCTGTTGAAGAATCTGCTTTCGGTTCATTTCATCCTCGTTAAAGTTCCAGTCATATTTGTCAAAGTCATGGTCGTTACGACGAATGATATCAAATACCTGCTTTCCGACAACGATACCTCCCAACGTAAGAACGAAAATAACGCCTAAAGTGCTAATCGATGCCGGAATAAGGTCTTTGGTCCGCAATACGGCCAGTACAATCAAAGCAACCGAAATAAATATAATGTTCTTCATGACCTCGGTATTGGCTTCATAATTTTTCGTGTAATACGTGTTGATTTGCGCCATACGACGTTTATTCAAATTATCCTGTTTCAAAGAATTCGCGTTTTCAGCAGCACGGGCTTTCTCGTTCTTGATAAACTGGATTGCGGTTCGTTGGGCTTCATACAAGGCGTCAGAATCGAAGACTTGACCTGCTTCTTTCACAGTGCCATAGGTCGATGCCATTAAAGTGACCAGCGCCGACCTCGCTTTCAATAAGTTGGTTCGTTCAGCATCCGTCATCGCAGTTCCACCAGTTGTAAGACGGGTATTGATATCGTTGATCGCGGCTTGGATTTCCGCGGTTGTTCCTTGGTATGGGCTTAAATATTGCGATGGACCCGATTCAGCAGCTAGTATTTTAAAATCTCTCGACTGAGCGGATTCGCCATTCGACGGAGTAACTGTAAATGCGAGTTTGCTATCCGCCTTCGACCCTGGGTAAATCGTGACATTTTTTACGGTGATACGGATTTTAGAACCGGCTCGGATGGTCGCCGACGGTGTGAATGTAATCGGGCTTCCGCTGCCGCTCGGACTCAAAGTAGCGGATGTAGTTCCGCTGACAACAGCAGCGGTATAGTCGCCACCCGACCCGAAATTTGTGCCAGTAGTTACATCAGCGGCAGAAGCAGCAGCGTTGCCAGTCCATGATAATTGAATATTCTGCGACGTCGTCAAATCACGTTCCAACGTAGCCACTAGATACAATTCTGCTGTAACGTTGGAACCACCAGTAGCATTACGCCTCAACTGCGTGCTTGTCTCCGTCGTAACTGTCATGCCTTCGACATACCCCCGACGAAACAGATAATCTTTAAATAATTTCCCAGCACATACAACGATCACCGCGAACAACGCGACCAAGATTTGATTTTTTTCACTTAATTGATATGCCATATTTATAACGAGTAATGTTACAATCCATAAATACTCGTTATATTATTATTTCTTTTTACTCTTCAACGCCGATGCCGAGCCCCCCTTGCGCCCACCTCCACTACCACCGGTTGTCGGAGCCGCCGTCGAGCCGCTAGAACTACTCATCATCGATGAGGCGGCCGATCCTGCTTGGTCGATTGCGTTTGACGCGGTTTCTTTCGCTTTATCTACCATCGCAGTCGCACCTTCAATCGCCCCCGTCGCCATTTCATTCGCTGAATTAACTAAATTGTCGGCACCTTCGGTGATACTCGTCGCGATGCTTGCGCCTGTTTCTTGAAGTTGTTCGCCGGCGGAACTCAACGCGGCCTTTACATCCTGAGTGCGGTCGGGAATATCACTTGTTGATACGCTTTTTACGCCGAACCAAGCGAGGATTGTTGCTAAAAGTCCGCCGCCCGAATCACCTCCGTCAGCACCCCCATCTTCATCCGCGTCGTCCTGTCCAAACATTTCTTTCAACTTCAAAAGCGCCAAGACCGCCAATATAGCTAAAATGCTCCAAAGTATGAATTTATAGGATTCAGAGATGAGATTCTTGTTACTTTCTTCTGTCATCGCAATCAGTCGTTCGCGCTGATATTTTGAATTCGCGATTCTCTTCAAACTATCCTGAACACCTTTCATTGTGGTGCCATAATTATTGTTGGCGTCAGTATAAAAGTTGTCATTTCGGTCTTGAAGAGTCATACCTTCTGTCGTGTCCGACGGCGGCGGTGCTTTAATCGCGGTTTGAGCACGATATTCCGCGGTTTTCTTTTCGGTTTCATCGAACTCTTTATCAACCGCACCAAACATGGCTTTTAAGTCGGGGGGTGCGTTTGTTCCTTCTTTCGGAATCATATTGCGAATATCACATTTCGAACTAGATGTCATGGTTCCCGTATCAGGATAATGTGAGTATTGAGCACTGTCAATCATTTTATACACGTCGCCGCCGCCACTGCCGCCGCCACCGCCACCCTTACAAGTCGCATCACTGATGGTGCCGTTGATGGTCGGCACTTTCAGCATCAACTGCTTCGTCGGGTCGGCCACACGCAAACCAACAGGATACATCTTCGCACGGTCTTTCAGTTCGCATTTTCCTTCTGTGCTGGCACTACCTTTCGTATAAACGAATCCACCGCATTTTTCATCCGCATCACACATACCGCGGCATTTTTCGAATGAAGCAGACACACTTTCACCGACAGGCATCGTGCGTAAACGACGCGAATATTCTGGCGGATTTGTTCGCGGAAATGTATTCGCATCAACAGAATACACCTCAATGTCTTGTAATGTATATTGTTGATATCCACCCCATCCTTTTCGAGGAAACTCTTTATATTGGTTTAAGTAATTTAATAAGTATGCTCCCTTATAACCAGTTGTTCTATAACTGTTCCAGTTTGATGGATTGAACTGGTTCATGGTTCCATTATAATATTTCTCTTGTCCGTCAGCTGTCACCATTTTTGTATATGGCGAGTCTTCACACACATATACGACCCGACCGTCATTTAAGAATTTAATTTCAGTGGGAATCTGACGGCCTACCGCAGGACCATAAATATTGGCCATCTGAATTTTTCGTGTAAACGGAGCAAGAAGTTCTTTTCCTGCGACAAACGAATACGCATTCGAATACATCGTTTTTCCAGAAATATACAAATCGTGACCGCCACCGAAAGTAGGAAAATACGATGGATTCGTATAAGTGGCATAGGTTCCCGCCCCCCAGTGCCCCATCTCAGCAGTATATTTCCGCGTCCCATCATACAAAAATGCGGTGGTATCATGCTGATAATTGGATATACTCGACGACCAACTTAGAGATGTATAAGCACCGAGCACACGACCGTCGTTGAGAATCGCGCGGGTATAAGTTGCCCCCTTATTATCGCATCGTTGATGAAACGCGGCCGGCGACCACCCATCTCGACTTGCCTTATAAAGAAGGTTGCTGGCTTCACTGAAACTGCCTGGTGTAATTTCTTTAAGACTGTAAGAACTCTCAGCAGAGCGAGTATCATATCCCCCTAAATTCAGGTAGGTTGCTGGGAGTGTATTGCCTTTTTCGTCCTTTGATGGCGGCATCATCGAAAGTGCCGACGCGGGGTAGTCGTGTCTCTCGCCATTATGGTCGATATATGCGATGCGACCGACATAACCGCGACCGCCACGCCCGACTTCATCCACGCCGGTTGGACCGCCCGTTTTGAGAGAATACAACGCGACAGCTCTGGTTGTTTTTGCTTCCGCGTTTTTTTCGAAATAGGTTCCTCCATATGGATTTACAACGGGTTTTCGTGTTACTTGAAATTTGTTATGCTGTTTCATATAGCCGACGCATGTCGGGTCGGAAGAACACCAGTTCTGCGCATCGTCCGCTGAATCGAAAATACAATATCGATTAAAATCCCCCCAATTCCCTGTAGTATTACGTCCTCGCGCACCATTACAAGTGTATTCATTCGCTCCTTCTCCTGCCCACATACCACTTCGTTTTGAAATATAGGAAGTGGAAGAACCCTGATGATTTTTACCATACAGGCGTTTCAAGGTAGTAGATGCGTAGGCTTTCAAATAACCGTCCTCATCGGATTCTTTATTATTCACATTATGACATTTACTTTCATCGGCACTCATCACCATGAAGTTATTTATGTTCGGTTTGCCCGAAGAGGTATAGATCCAACAACCACCGCGATTATTCGGCTTTCCTGGTTCCGGCGCACCTACCAGAAAATAAGAACTACCCAAATCTTCCGCACGGCGCTTACATTGCGAAATCGACGCCTCACTTAAATCGTCCTGAAATGTAAAACCGCGGTTGGCAAGGTCGCTGTCTTTGACGTTATCACCGAGAAGATAACACCCCATTTGAATCGTATCAACACCTGAACCTGGAAATTGAAAATCCGCGGAGGGGCGTTCTTTGACATAGACATTTCCGCGTTCGTTGCCGCATGAAAAGAGGCCTCTTCCGCCGGGTGTGTTTCGCGGGTCACGCACA